GGCCGGGTCCATCCGCGAGAATTGCCCCGCGTCATGGCAAGATCGAGTTGAGAGGCGGAGGCGCGGCCGGGAACGAGACCGGCGGCGATCTGCCGTTGCCGATGCTGATCGGCAAGGAAGTCCTTGATGTTGTCGGCTTGCGTCTTGGGCGGGAACGCATGTTGCAGATCGAAGCACGCTTTCTCGTAAGCCTTGCGCGCTGCGATTTCCTCGTTGTTCGCGTCCTTGCGCTTGAGGATCGCGGCATTGATCGCGTCCTCTGCGGCCTTGACCCGCTTTTTAAGCACCGCCTCGACTTCCGCTTCGCTGAGTGGCTCGCCTTCGCCCTTTCCCGACGTGTCGATCTGCCCCATCTCGTCATCGGTGATGACGGGAGTAAACTTTGACGGCTTGTTGTCCTCGCCGACGTTCTCGACAGGATCGGTCGCCGACGCGAGCTTCGCGTTTCGGGCAAAGCCCGGCGCAGCCTCGTTGATGTGGGTTCGGGTGATTGTCTGATCGGCCGCGATCTTTTGCACGACGGATGTGCGAGGGGACCCGTCTGCGGTCCAATGATCGTCGTTGCCGTGATCGAGTTGAGAAAGAGCGGCCCGGAGTTTTTCAGTCATTTGTTCGTTTGCCATAACATCCTCGCTTGCTTGGGGGAGGCACCATCGGGACCGGCGTCACGCGCCGCCGGCCTCTCCGATGCCGCGCGCCGACCGCGTGGCCGGCGCGAAGCTCTGAATTCTTGGCGCGGACGCTACCCGCGAGGGCCGCGCCCGCGCCTTGTCCGCGCCGACCGGAAGTCCCCCCTCTGGACCGGCGCGAAACTTTACGACCCCCGTGCAGGATAAGGATCGGTCGCGAGCGACGCGAAGCCCGTGGCGGCCTTCGATGCAATCGCGAATGCGGTGTTGGCGTAGAGCGCATTGAAAATCTGCGCCGTGGTCGGCGATCCTGTCGTGAACCGAGCGTGCTGCGCAGCGAGAAATGCGGTCTTTTGAGCGGCGTAGCGGAGGCGCCGTGAATGCGCGTAACGCTGATAACGCTCGTAGAGACGCGGAGATGCTTTGCTGTCGGGAACGAATGCCATGGGAGTACCCTCGTCGGTTCGGTTTAGAGAATGACCGGAACGTCAAGTCAGACTTGACGTTCCGGTATCTTTTCAAACCGCGCCCGAGCTTAGTCTTGGCGGGGCGGAACAAGGCCGCCCGGACCCGGATCATTCGTCTGCCAAGTCGGGTTCGCTCCGCCGCTACCATCGGCACGGTACGAACCGGGGGTCGCGGTGCTTTCCGCCGTGATAAGGCGCGCGAGCTTGATTTGCTTGCGCTCCGGGAACACGCGGAGGAACGAGCCGCTCGATGAAAGCTGCGAGTTGGTCGGGCCGCCTTCGTACACGGGCGAGGAACCGACCCACGCATGGCCGACCGGATGGATCGTCCATTCGACGCGGTTGTAGAGGATGTCGCTGCCCGCGCCGTTACCACGATCCGGGTAGCGGAACACTTCGGTCGGGACGACCGGGGTGCCGACGCCGAGCCGGAACGAGGCCGGACCAACGAGCCACGTGTGATACACGCCCGAGGACGTGTGAGCACCGCTGTTCGTGTCACCCGCCGGATTGGGCATCCCGTCATCGACAATCACGCGCCGCCCAAGGAAGGTCGGGATAGTCACGTGACCTTCCGCGTCCGGGATGAAGTCAATGAGGTTGTTTTTCTGCGCCTTGGCATACACGATGCTGTGCATGAACACGGCGGTCACATCTTCGGCCGCGTCGCCGAGCAACGTGCACGTGTCGATGAACGCCGACGCCGAGAAGTCGGACACGCCGGCAGAGTAGCCGCCGCCCGAAATGTCGTTCGTCAAGTCGTTCTGCGCGCCGTAGGCCGCATTGAGACCGACGTTGCTCGACCGACCAAGGGTCGGGTCCGACAGCGCGTTGGTCGCAAAGACGCCCTGCGTCACGGCGACAAAGCCGCGTTGCAGACGACGGACCCAATAGTCGGACACGCGCGATGCGATGGACTGCATCGGGTCCGCGCCGGCAAGAGCCGTCGCGAGACGCATGGTGCTCCATGAACTGTTGCGCGACAGTCGCACAGCAATTTCGGCGCTCGTCTGCGTCGTGTTCGGGGTGCTCGTCGAGTTGGGGTCATCGCTCGACACGTTTTCGGCGGGGTCGCCGATGTCCTGCCAAGACGGGACGGTGAACGTGAGACCGCCGCCGGCAAGCAAGTTGTCGAGGAAATCGTCGCGGGCCGCGATGCCCGACTGGATGATCGCGGTTTTCTCCATCGTCAATTGCTGCGTGTAGGGAGTGAACACAGCCGGGACGATGACATCGGCGATGGTGGTTGAGACGTTGACCATGACAGCCTCCAAAAAGGGGTTTATGACGTTGCCGCCGTCGCCTCCCCATGGAGGTTGTCGGACAGTGAAAGCTCACATCGAGCACCGCCATGGGCGCAAAATCAGATGCGAGGATCACATCAATCGTCCGCAGAATTAACATGGTTAATTTTTTCAAGCAACAGGGATTTTCGTTTTAGATTTATTACCTGTTGCTCGACACGAAAAAGGACGGCGGCCGAGGCCGCCGTCCTCACACTTTAACCTGATAAATCAGGCGTTAAATCAGGTTGAGACCTGATAACTCAGGCGCCCTTAGCCGCCGGTTTCGTCGCACCGAGCGTAACGCCCGCCGCCTTTGCGGCTTCCGCCGCCTTGGCTTCACCGTGTTGCTTGACGTAAGCGCCTTGCGCGGTGACGTTCCAATTGCCGGCCGCCCACGGGTTCGGCGCACCCTGTCCGCCGCCGCGACCGCCCTGTGCACCGCCGCCTTGCGACGCCGGCCACCAATGCGGCTTTTTCTCTTGCGCGTCCTTGAAGTAATCCTTCGGCTCGATGCCCGGCGTCACGCCCACGTTGTCCTTGGTGACGATGCGGCCATCTTCGGTGATTTCAAACAAGTTGCCGCTGATCTGCACAGCGTCGTCGATGGCTGTCGGCAGAACTTTCGCACCGATGGCCGCGTCGCGAAGCGAGCCTTCGATCTTGTTCTTGACGCGCTCGCTCTTGAGTGAACCAATCTCACCGTCTTTTTCGCCGAGCGTCTTTTTCGTGTTGTCAAGCTCGCGCTGCAACTGCGTCTTTTCGCGCTGCACCGGCCCAAGCGCGCGAGCGATGCCGGCGTCGATGCGTTCCTGCACCTTCGTCTCGTCGATCTTGCCCTCTTTGGTGAGCGTGTCGATCCGCGCCTTGTTCTCGGCGGCTTCCTCAAGCGTCGCCGGCAAAGTCTCCGGGTCAATCTCGCCAAACTTGGCGAGCTTTTCCTTCGCGACTTTGTGCTCGCCTTTTTCCTTGCGGAGCGCCTCGTTGACGCGATCAACGTCGGCTTGCGTCTTGATGCCCTCGATAGCGTCGGGCTTCAATTCCCACTTGTCGTTTCGCTCGCGATACAGATCGGCGAAACCTTCGGGGATGTCCTCTTGTTTGTCGTAGGTCACTTTAAGCGTAGCCATAACGTCCTCCGTTATTTTTCAACCCGGTGCTCATGCAAGCGGGCGACCCCCATGGGTCTAACGATAGCGCAGTCAAGCGCCTCGATTACTTCAAGCACAGACGCAAATCATTGATTTGCTTCGCGGTGTATCCGCGCGACTTCATGTAGGACAAAACTGTAGCGGGCGAGTACGCCTTAGCAATCGGCGGGACCCACGTGCAGTCGGTCTCGCCGACTACTTTGCCATTCGGCGCGACGCGCTGGTACTTGCCGGGCGCGTAGTATTCTTTGTCGCGTGCTGTTTTCAGCAACGACTTCGCGACCGGCGCGGGCGCAGCTTGTGCCGGCGTCGGCAGTGGAACCGCATGTACGGGTTCGGTGACTTTCTCAGATGTCTCCGTTCGGTGACATCCGTGCAGGAATAGGATCGCGCCGACAGCGACGGCGCAAAGGACAACACCTACTGAGTTTGTGGTCATTTCACTCTCCCGTGCGGAGATTAGGTGCGCGAATCACCGCAAGCCCGAGCCGGGCGATGTGTTGGCGGGTCATTTCCGTCGAGCCGTCCGTGCCGTTGAGGGAAGCACTGCCGACGACACGGCGAGCGATGTCCGTGCTAGAGAAACCCGCTGATAGCCCGGATCGGATTGCAGTGTCAATACGGTTAACGTCCGCTCGCGCAATAATCGCAGCGTGTTCCGCTAAGGCCCGCTCGCCGATGGTCGAGCCGTCGTAGGCATCCCGGACGTGGCGAAAGGCGGACTTGATCGCGTTCACACGGATCGCATTCACTTCGACGAGCACGTTCGTCGCCGCCGCGAGCGCGTCTTGCAGCGGCATGACTTTGGCACGGCTCACCACAGCGAGACCGCGCTCGATGGTATCGCGGATCGTCAACTCACTCTCGTCGAGAATTTTAATCGCGCCGTGCCATACTTCGGCTTGCGCAAGCTTATCGGCATCCATGACTTAGCTCGTCGGGGATCCGCGTTTTCCTGCACTCGCGCCCTTAGCTCCCACTTTGAGCTTGAGAGGATCGGGCTTGCCGCGCGTGTACGGTTTCACCGGCTCATTGCCGCCCGGCGGAATGGGCGGAATGGTGCCGGCCGGCGGCACAGTGTCCTCCGGGTCGATCGGATCGGTGCCAGTGTCGCCGCCCGTGTCGAGGAAGCTGTCGTCGGTTCCCGCCGGACCATTGACCATCACACCGAGAAGCGATG